TTACTTATTGGTTGGCGTGAACCGTTTATCGCAGGTACGCAGTCCATCTATATGTTCAAACAGATCTGGCTTAATAGGTGCACCCAGCGGATCGAGTATAAAATCAATACCTTCCCGACGGGCAAGTTTTGCAGCAGATACAAAGTCACTATCTCCGGAAATCAGGATGATCTGATCAACTTGATGCTTATATGCCATAGATGCAATATCCAAACCGATTTTCATATCAACACCTTTTTGATCTATCTCAATGCAAAAATCAGACTCTTGCAGATCCGAAAAAGAAATGGATCCGCGGCAGAGCTTTTTGACAACATCAGGACGGATAGTGTAATGAGCCTGTTCTTCGGCGAGTTTTCCTAAGCGGATGGCAAACTTTCTCTTTTTCTTCAGCTCAGTGAGGAATTCATTCATCCAGATATACAGGTCAGTTTTGGACAGATCCACCTGTTTCTGAAGAAAGGGGTGGAAAAGTCTTTTCGAAGCAGGAGGACAGTCATAGTAAAATATACGATACAGATCGTTATTATGTTCGCCATGAGAGTTCAGGTGGCGTTTGCAATAATTTGCCAATTCAATAGCACGATCCTTGGCAGGAATATCGCCTAGAACAATTTGAGCCCGCCTGCGATAGAATCCACCATCTACAAGTATAGCAGTTTTCATATATTATCCTCCGTATAAAATAAAAAGCTCCAGGGTTCGGTCATTCTCATATATTGAGAGACGTACAACCTGAAGCATTATTAACGTGTAACCTTAGCTACACATTTATATTATATGTTCAGGATTGATTTGTCAATACATATTACACAAAATGTGTATAAATCTGTGGATAACCATGTGTAAAACTATGTGTATATCAATATCATAGTAAATTGCACCGGTGCAATTTTTTAAAATGAAGATCATAAATATTATAAGCCGTATATTGTAGCACCAAAGATTTTACCACAGACAGGGCAAGAACGTTGATATAGTATATCGGGTAACTTTGGATAATTTTTATTCTTCCCATAAAGAGAAAACACCTGTTGATTATATTGTTTACAGGCAGTACAATTTCGATTTGCAGTAATAAGCACAGTATCAATATTCCACTCATTAATTTTAGGAATAATGCGTTTCAACGAGACGTTTTCGATATCCGAGGGTAACATAGTCGAAGAACGGATACTGTTAAAGATTTTAGTGAATCCCATATAAATTTCCCCTTTTCATATTAGTATTTATATCAGCTCCAACACCACTATCGGGTCGAAGTAGATAACATAATTATCATATTGCACGCAGATACCGTATTTGCTCCGATAACACTGCAGAGCTTCCTGCAGAAACTCCTCTGTGACACCCAGGTAATCAGCCATCTCATAAGAGGTAGTATAGTGTGCTTTATGGCAGGAGATGATGCCGTGTAATCCGATCAGTTTGTTGTAACTCCAGAGACGCGCCCGGAGCTCCTGCTTGCGGTTTGAATCGGAGGACTGATCGATAATGTCTCCAACGGTAGTGTGATAGTGTCCCAGCTCTTCTGCTAAAATGCAGCGTTTCTGAGTATCAGAGCGTAAATCTTTGCTAAGAGCAATGTGGTTATCTAAATACAATCCCTTAATTTGCGTTCCACAGAAATGTGAAGTTTCATCAACAGTCACATCTTGACTATCTGCGGAATCTAAAAGCATTTCATAATCTGTCAAATAAAACACCCCTGTTCACACAATGAATTATTTCCGGTTAGCTTTGATAAAGGCAGCATACTCTTTGATTTTTTCAAGTTCCTCTTCTGTATACTCAGAGCCATCAAAATGGGCGGCAATAGTATGAGGAGCATCTTCATCATCAACAAAGTATTCAGCATTAACTCCAAATGAATCTGCAATCTTTAAAAGAACATCAATATCAGCCTTTTTACTATCACGCTTAATCATAGAGTAAATGGTTTGAGGTGATACACCTATTTTATTGGCAAGCTCATTGGCATTAGTACCGTTTGCGTCCAGTAGTTGTGATAATTTACTTCCAATTCCCATAATCATATCCTCCGTTGCTATATGCTGAATGTATCACATAATGAATAAAAAGTAAACAAAAATATATGCAAAAGCATAAAAAACTATTGACAAGATACGCAAACGAATATATACTACGAGCATAAGTTATGCAAATGCATAAACGGAGGTGAGAAAAATGCCGTGCATCAACTTAAAAGGAGAAATGGCAAAAAACGGAATTACCATTGAAGCTATAGCTAAATTACTGGGAATTCATAGAAACAGTGCTGCAAATAAAATCAATGGGGATAGTTCTTTTACCATTGATGAAGCAATAACAATTCAGCGAAGTTTTTTTCCAAAGCTTACACTGCGATATCTTTTTGAAAAAGAATCGGAAGATGGCAGTGGCGATCAGTAAAGGAGGCAGCAGGAGTGGAAATAGTAATCCACAAAGAAGAGAGCAGGAATTTTTTACAAGTAGGAAAAGAAATGATAGAAGTATCGGATTATAGTTTAAAAAGCTCCGCAGACGGTTCCACAGAGCTTTCTGTAACTATAAAGGGAAATGTCAATGTATTTGAGACATCAGCCAACCTAATAATGTAGAGGATATTGCACTTGTGATCCAGGAGTTTCTTTCCATGACATCAGAAAATTTTGAGAACATTCCTTTTTGAGCAGGAATCCGATCATTAACAAGCATTTCTAACAATGAAAGAAGCTGCTGTAAATCATCTTTATCAGGTGAACTGGAAGATTGCACCTGCTCCTTCATTTGATTAATGGAATCGGAATAGTTTAAGGAAGCATGAACCTGAGTGCCAATGATAGATCCGGTTGCAGAGCCAATATTAAAAATAGGTCCGGTGGTAAGTGCCTTTTTTTGGTGTTCAGCTTCTGTTTCTATAAAACAGCGTAATTCGTGTGGTTTGCCTTGAAATGTTGCAGTTTCTTTGTCAATAACATAGAAACGATCACCACTTGGATTTGTGAGCCAATCATCAACTTGGATATCAGTACCGGGAAGAAAACCTATGTATCGTTTGCCGGTAGATTGTTCTTGGTTGATCAAGCCCTTCACTGGGTCAACAGAGCCGTTGTCCCGTTCAATGGAATACATAGAGCCCAGGCGTTTTATGAGGGATTCTAAAGGATTACGCATGTTAATACCTCCTGAAAATGATATAGGAGAATTATATCACGGAGAAGGCAGAATGGACAAGAGAACAAATAGATTGGAGATTCAGACTAGCAATAATAAAGGAAGGAGGCAGCAGGAATGGAGAGAATCGATAGATTATATGCTCTCTTAGAGCGTAATGACATTGATGAGAACACCAAGGCAGCGCTGCGGTGGGCAATCTTTGAGTTGGAGAATGCAACTTAGACAACCATAGCACCATAAGCTGTAGAAAAGCAGTCAGGAGGTACATATGCGGATTGTAAATTTAATCCACATCGGGGATCAGGTATTGTCATTGGATGACATGGATCCCATGAAAAAGGCAGAGATTGCCTTACGGCTGAATGAACAGAGTCTGAAGACCCTGGGATATGCAGTCAAGAAAAAAGAAGAATCAGCGTAACCACAAGTATCCGTGCCCTGTACGTGGTGTATTCCAAACACCACACTCCCCTTTTACACAATTAGCGTGTGTGTCCAGTCCTCCCCTGGCTGGGCACCACGTAGAGGGCATGGGGACAAGCATCATATTATAGATCACGCTTTGTGCGTGGTGTCATGCACCACGTCCCCCCGTAGATGTGCCGTACCTGCTATGGCGGCACGAACCTCTTTCGGTGTCCGGGTAGATTCCGGGCACCACGCAGAGAGCGTGATCGGAAAGGGATAAACATGGAAATGATTAAGTATTATGCCAAGGAAGTTGTGAAAAACAAAGACGGTCACAAATACTGGGAAGCCAGCAATTCGCAACTGGCCGGGTATGTCTATGATGAAGTGAAGCAGTCAGTGCCGGAGGCGAAATATTATAACTTTGAAGGTTTACAGATCATTACAACGAATGACAAGCAGGAGCAGTCATTGCTGAGCACGCTGGAAGTAATGGAGGACCTTTGCAATGAAAGGATAATCCAGATACATAGACTGAGAGATCAGATATACGGAGGGGCTACGGATGTATAAAAATATTGCGATATCACTCCTCGGAGCGTGGGTTTTGAGGGATGTTTTTGGGACAACAGAAGTAAGAGAGCAGATCGCCATAGTCATGGGCCTGGCGGCTATGCTTTTTATTTTTTGCCTTTTTTGCGAGGATCAGCTGGAAAAATTACGGAAAAAGCAGGAAAGAATCCGGGAACTGGAGCAAAAGTTGGAAGAACTGAAGGGAGGCAGAGCAGGTGAAAACAGAACAGTACTACATGGACAAGCTGTTGAAGATGGGAGACGAATTTACGAAGGCGGTAATCCGGAAGGACTGGTTTCAAGCGAAGTATCTGTATGACAAGGCAAGCGCGGTCACGGTATTTCTGGAAGCACCGCAGGAGATCCGGGAACAGTTATTCGGACGTTACAACGAGGAAAGAGACGAAAAGGAGCAGGGTGCCTTTGATGACCGCTCCATAGCAAAGGTTATGCGGGAATGCCTGATCAAGAACAACCTGGGCTTTGAGTGCATGGTCTACCGGATCCCGGGCGAGGCAGGCTACTACGGTGCCAGACCGGCGGCAGACGGTTATTACATGCCGACCGATCAGAACCCGGCATATTTCGCGCAATAAAAAAGCCGGCATTTGGCGATGCCGGCGAGCTCACAGAGCTACTTATATAGACAAGATTATTGTAACTCTGTAAGCCAAAAAAGTCAAGAAAAATGGGGCTTTTCAAAGCCCCTGCGCACTTGATAAAGATATTAAAGTTAGGATACAGAGACATGGTTAAGAGAAAGAAAATAAGGCTAAGGCATGGGGATGTGCTGGATGTAGAAGAGTACCATGATGGGAATTATGGGGGGAAGGGTAAGACCAGACAGAAGAAGGAGAAGCCGACGAAGGAACAGGTGCGGTTGATCAACCGGAGGAATAAGGCAAGGCTGTGTCGGTGGAGGCTGATCCAGTACTTTGACCAGGGAGACCTGTTTATCACATGGACCTATGCGATGGAGAATAGACCTCCTGATATGGCGGAAGCGCTGAAGGACTTTCAGAAGGCAATGAGTAAGATCCGGAAGATCTACCGGGTAAGAGGAGCACCGCTCTACTGGATCCGCAACATTGAGCGTGGAACCAAGGGAGCCTGGCATATCCACCTTGTGATCAAGCAGACACCGGATGGTGATGCGGCTGCTATCGTGACCAAGGCATGGACAAAGGGTGGCACCTACGTGGCGGAGATCCGACACAGCAAGTTTACCGGCGACGATATGGAGCAGCTGGCAGACTACCTGACCAAGGACGAGCACACAGCGGAGATCAAGGCGGACGGCACACCGGGCAAGCCCAGAATTGCGGAGTCCTCCTACAATACCAGCCGCAATATGCCGCTTCCGAAGCCACGGACGGACAAGCTGGTCCGCTGGAAGCCGGAGGTGAAGCCACCAAAGGGATATTACATAGCCAGGATGCATGAGGGCATCAATCCGATCACAGGATTTTTGTACCGGAGTTACACGCTGATCAGATTAAAAACGACCGAGCGGAAGAGACCGCCGGGGAGAAGGAGGTGTTGATTTTGACAATAGAAATGTTTGTGAGCGCAACACTGCGCGGATCCGCAAAGGGAACGGGCAAGGTCATGTATACCCTGCGGACGAAGAAAAACGGTGAAAACTATGAAAAGCCGCCGGAGATCGGGAAGGCGGAGAGCACGGCCAACCGTCTGGTGTTGTGGAGCATCTGTAGGGCGTTGGAGAGACTGCCAAGTAATCGGGAAATTGTAATCTACACGGAAAACAGCTATATCGCATCCGTGATCAATCAGTGCTGGCCGGAACGGTGGGCGAGAAACGGCTGGAAGAACAGCCGTGGGAAAGAGATCAAGGATGCGGATCTGTGGAAAAAGATACTGGAAGAGGTCCGGGAAGTAGGGCACTGCATCACCGCCGTGGAAGGCAGGCACGAGTATTCTGATGCATTCAGCTACAATATGCCCAAGATAGATGTGAAATCTAACATTTTCACAAAAGTGGAATTTGAAGAGGTAACACCAGTAAGTGACAAGAGTTAGAGAGTATTTTGTTGAGTTCAATAAAATATCAAAAATAGAACATTTTGACAGGAAACCGTGACAAATTTTCACGGCTTGAAACGCTTTAGCACAAAAACGATACGTTTTTTGAAAAATTGCACCGGTGCAACCGGGAAAGGAGAACAGATGGAGAAGAAATTCGGAATATTTAATACCGTAGAGGAGTTAAACAGGGCAGCAGCCGCCCAGAAGGCAGAGGGAGACCTGGAAGCTCTGATCGGACTGGCAGTGGAGAACGGACTGGAGAAAGAGGATGCCGAGGACTACATGGACAGCGACGATGCCGAGGATACCCTGTGTAATGAGACAATGGCAGCAATCGGTAAGCTGAAACTGGAAGCAGAGGATCTGAAACTGGAGAGCCAGATGAAAGACTGGAAAGATTTTGTGGTCCAGATGCTGATGGAATATCCGACACAGCACATGGAAGAGGACGGTGCAGCTCTGGCTAATGCCGTATTTAATCCGGATAAAAAGCTTTTGGATGTGCTGGCAGCAGGACTGAAAATGGCATCAAAGAACCGGGTAACCATAGACAGGAGGATCACAAAGGCAGCAGGACTGCCGGAGAGTGCCGGACAGATCGGCATGTGTGGCAGGGATGAACTGAAAAAGATCGTGCTGGATTATTACATGGGAGAAAAGAAATGATCGTATTTAAGGCAACGAACAATGACATGACCTGCACAATGGGACAGGGAACATTCCAGTATCAGTTGGGCGTACCGGCTACGGCAGAAAGATCTAAATGTGCCGACTCCGGGTTACATGCCTGCGAGTATGTACTTGACTGTACCGGCTATTACTCTCTGGGACGTGGAAACAGGTTTTTCAAAGCAGCCGCAGCGGGAGATATTGCAGAGGACGGAACGAATACGCGTATCGCATGCACCAGACTGACACTGAAGAAAGAACTGGATAACCGTGACATAGCCAGGGAAGCCATGCTGTACATGGTGCATCATCCAAGACGGGACGGATGGCAGAGAATAGGCAGCATGTTGCAGGTAAAAGAGCAGACAGCAAGTATCGATGCTCCGGACGGGATTGCCATAGCACGGGGAAATGTGCCGAAAGTAAGCGGATGCATCGGATCCCACCTGGGACTGATCAAGGAACAGAACGGAGAGATTGTCGCGGCAAAACTGTTTGATGTGGACGGAAAGAACATCCTGCCGGGTATCTGGTACACACTGGATACACTGGCGGAAGCAGAGAGGAGGCAGCAGACATGAAGTGGAGAGAAATACTGAAAGCACCGTTGATACCACGGACAAAAAGAAGGAAGAAAGAAAACCAGATCACTTTTCAGGCGACGGACCAGTACCTGATCATGGACATCTGGAAAAATAAAGTAAATATCTGCCGACACGCCGTAGACCGGAAAACATGGGAATACGGCACCTATTACGTCGGAACAGGCAAAAAAGAGCAGACCAATCTGATAAATTGCACGGAAGGATTTGGAGGATGTTACTGGGGATCGGAACCGTGTGAGGGAGATTGGCTGGAAAAAGAACAGGCAAAAGAACTGGAGAAGTTTGTTCCGATGCATGATTACAATTGGATCAGCGATCCCTTGCGGAGGATATGCCGGATGGAAAAAGACTACAGTGCGGACAAGAGGGAACGTGCCAGAGATCGGAAAGAACAGAGAATCAGAGATCTCATGAATAAGTGTCCGAAGCCGGGACTCAGGGTATATGACTGGATCACCGAGAGACTGGTAGGAGATCTGCAGTATGCCTTTTATAACAAACAGGACAAGACCTGCCATTGTACCGCATGCAACGGGGATTTTAAAGAAGAGGCAGCAGGCACCCCGGTAAAACATCGTAAACAGATCAAATGTCCCCTCTGTGGCCATGACCTGACGGTGGAAAAAACAAGGGGAAGAATCCAAACAATCGGATGGTTGACGATGATCCATGACGTGGATGAAAAACAGGGAGTGGAGAGACATTTTAGGGTAACGGTGGACTGGTCCAGAACAGGAAAGAGGGATACAGAGCTGGATGAACAGATCCGCCAGATGATGCTCCGCGGAGCAAAGGATTTTATGAAAAACTATTATTACTGTGATGTGTACTGGTGCGGATGGCACGACCACAATCCGCAAAACAGACGCTGGCATACATCCTACCTGTATCCTGATACGGAAGGAATCAAAGCCGGATTGAAGGATACTGCATACGAAGCCTGGTCAGATGTCATGCCGATGCTGGCACAGATGGGGATTAAGGCATTTTACAATGGATTGCTTGTGGAAAGCAATAAGCAATTTACCGGTATCGCAGAGTATATGGCCAAGGGAAGATTTTACCGGCTCCTGGATGAACTGTCACAGTGTATTACATACTGGGGCGGGTATTCTGGTAGAACGATCGAAGTAAACGGTGAATGCATGGAAGATATCTTACTGATAGATGACAAGCAGCTGATCAACCGCCTGCGGCAGGAAAATGGTGGGATGCAGATGCTCCGGTGGATGCAGTGGTCAGAACTGGAAGAAAGAAAGCTGTCGGCAGAATTTATCGCATGGACAGAAAAAAACAGGATTGATCCGGAGAACTATGATAAATCTCTCGCCGGAGAATACATGTCACCGGAACAGTTGATGAATTACCTGAACCGGCAGAAAAAGGAATCGTATCCGGGAATGAAGATCCAGGATGTATGGAATCAGTACGAGGACTATCTGTCCATGTCACGAACGCTGGGAAAACACATGGATGATGCACTGGTACACCGCCCCAGGGAATTGAAGCGCCGGCACGATGAAGTGAATGCGGAAGTGGAACTGCACAGGGAAGAATTTGAAAGAAAAAGAAATGCGGAAATGGCAAGGAAGCAGGCGGAGGAGATGAGGGACAAGTATCCTGGATATGAGGATATCCTCTCCGAGATCAGTGAGAAGTTTGAGTATCAGAATGACACCTATTGTATTGTGGTTCCCAGGGATTTTATGGAGATTACGGCGGAGGGCATGGCGCTGCATCACTGTGTTGGCAATACAGAGCGGTATTTTGACCGGATTGTCAGCAGAGAGACGTATATCTGTTTCCTGCGGCAGCAGTCGTCACCGGACAAGCCTTTTTATACCATAGAGGTAGAACCGGGAGGAACAATCCGCCAGCACCGCGGGGCATACGACGAAGAGCCGGGCATTGAGGAGATCAAGCCGTTCCTGCGGGAATGGCAGAAAGTGATCCGTAAGCGTATGAGCAAGCAGGACCATGAATATGCAGCGCAGAGTGAGATCCTGCGGCAGAAAAACATAGAAGAACTGAAGGCAAAGAATAATACTGTGGTCCTGGAGGGACTGGCGGAAGATCTGATGGAGGTAATCTGAATGTATTTTGTAGACAAAGAAAATAAATCATGGACAGTCAAAAGAACAACGATAACAGAAGGAAAGATATACCTGCTTCGTTTCCGCGATAACGGAATCATAAAGTGGGCACATGTAATGGTAGATAAAATCGAAAATGAAACGTTATCTGTCCGTACAGGAGCTAACTATAACCCCTTTACAGTACGCTTCAGCAATATAGTGAAAGTATATGACGGCGGAGAGATTCCTAAGATGTTCGAGAGGGATACAGACACAATGAAAAGATTATACAGATTATACAGAGGAGAAATATATTCGGAGACCGAAAGAAGATTTATAGAAGGAGACAGATGATGGAGCAGATCATATATCAAAAATCATATCAAGAATACAAACAGGAGCTGGATGCGGTACTAACTAGAACAGCGGAGGATTTTGTACAGATTGGGTATCTGCTTAAGGTGGCCAGGGATACCAACATACTGGCAGACAGTGGATATGCTAATGTGACGGATTTCGCAAAAGCGGAATATGGCATAGATAAGACTCAGGTGAGCCGATTTATCAACATCAATGACCGATTTTCAGAAAACGGATACTCGGATCACCTCATACCGAATTATCAGGGATTTGGATATGCAAAGCTGACACTGATGCTGCAGATTCCGGATGAGATCAACGAGGCGTTACCGCCTACACTGTCCAAAACAGAGATACAGGCCGTCAAAGATGAGGTGGATGCGGAAAACAAGATATCCGACATCGAAGTAGAAATCGAAAAGGCAGAGGCAGCAGCCGTTACGGACAAGCCCATGCTTCCACCTGATGGATCACCGCTGTACAGAAACCTCTGGCAGCTGGGGAAAGAGCAGGAAGAGCTCTTCCGGAAACTGTGGATGGCATGCTTTATGGAAACAGCAAGTGGAAACAGAAATAATGTAGAGATCATGGATGTACTGATTCCACAGGGAGACGCAGTGTATACCGTCCGGATCCCTGGAGAGCGCAGGACGCAGATCATTGTAAATTCCGAAGGTGCTACGGTAGTCAACCTGAAGACGCTGGAGCGGAGTAGATACACAGAAGATCAGATCTGCCTTGTAGTACGGTCACTCATAGATGGAGGCAGCAACCCTGAGGAGAGGTACAAGGATCTCTACGGCGAAGAGCTGACCGTGGAAGAAACAACGGTAGTTGAACCGGTGCAACCGGATGAAACTCCGAAGGAAAAGAAACCGGAAAAGCGTAAGGAATCCCGTGTGACCAAAGCAAACACCGAAAAGAAAAAGCCGAAGGAACCGGAAAAGAAGCCGGAGCAGATGACCATCCCGGGAGCCGCACCGGATCCGGCACCGGAAGAGCCGCAAACACAGGTAAATGACTCGTCTTCCCGGGAAACTGACGCGGATAATCAGAATACCGACACCATGGAATCGGAAGAGCAGATACCGGGACAGACAGATCTCGAAAATGACTTTCCGCAATACTGCCCATCCGAAGGAGACCAGCGAGATGCTTACCGTCAGTCCATCCGTGGCAGCGTGGAGAACCTGGTACGATATGTCGAGATGGATCTGATTGCATCAGCGCGGCAGCAGTTGTCCGACATCTCCGGCTATTTGGATCGTCTGGAAGAACTCAGCAAAGGAGGCGGGCGGGGTGCCGAAGAAATCGAAACAGGCGAGAGCGAGGGAGTTTAATGCTACATCCCGCCGGATCATTAAAGAACGTGATCGCAACCAGTGTATTTTCTGTCAGATGAAATACCATATGGAAGATGTCACCTGGTCAGGTCCGGGATCACTAAGCATTATGCACTACATACCGCGCTCCCGGGGCGGCCTAGGAATACCACAGAATGGGGCACAGGGCTGTGTCAGTCATCATGAGATGCTCGATAACGGAAACAAGGGACGACGGGAGGAAATGCTGCAACTCTTTAAGCAGTACCTGCAGGATCACTACCCGGACTGGAGCGAGGATGCCCTGACCTATAACAAGTGGGGGTGATGTATATACAAATTTGTATATACGCGAAAGGAGCGCAGAGATGAAAAGCAGAACAATAAGCAAGATCATCCGGATGACGCCGGAGGAAAAGCGGCGACTGGAATACTGCGCCGAAAAAATGGCAAAGACCGAGACGGAGATCCTGATCGCCGGAGTGAATAATTACTATGCTGCCGTACAGAAAGCACTGGCAGCCCAGAAAAATCAATAAGCCTTTTGGATAAAGTGAATCACAATAGACACTGTAAACGAAGCCACGGGGCGGCCGCTGATACCAAGAGGCAGCAGCCGCCCAGAAAGGAGACAATAATGCAGGAGTATAAGGACTTGGATGGAAACCTTCTGCCGGATCCAGCACCACGTATCCGCAACATTCATATAGGCGACATAATTAAGACAACGCACAGGTCCATCGAGGAGCCGCTGGAGACCCGTGGGAGAGGGCAACACAGATTTATTAGCGAAACAAGGGAATACGAGGTAATAGCTGTTTATCCGCATATGGTCCAGACCAGAGACCGTAAGAACGGATTTACAAGGTGCTTTTCTTACGGAGAACTCACAACGATGGGACTGGAATGGCAGGGAAGGAGGCAGCAGTCATGCTGACATTACCGATCAAGAAAAAATGGTTTGATATGATCTTATCAGGCGAGAAGCAGGAAGAATACCGGGAGATAACAGCATATTATCAGGTGCGATTTGCAAATCTGTGGAAAGCAGAACCGTTTAATGGCTCTGCCATCCGGGAGATCCGGTTCCGGAACGGTTACTCTGGTGACAGCCCCTCTTTTGTGGCAAGGTGCACTCTGAAAACTGACATCGGAAAGGCGGAATGGGGAGCAGAACCGGGAAAACGGTACTATGTATTGAAAATCCATGAGATATCAGACAGGAGGATGCCATGAAAAATAAAAGTGTATGGCTTGCGTATGCAGCAGCCTGGATATCTACGGCAACAGCAGTGATATTTGCTATCAAATATACCGGATCAGCGTGGTGTTTAGTGGCACTGGCACTACCGGCAATGCAAAAGATTAGTATCAGCAATGCTGAGGAGAATGAAAAATAACTTAGAATTGGAGGATATGAAGATGAAAAATTATGAATTAATAGTATTACTTATGGAATTACCGGCAGGATATGATATTAAATTTGGAAAAACTGTTACTTAAAGAAGATATGAATGGAGAAGATGCTATTTTTTCGAAGAAACAGTATCAGATATTGAAAGTAATGATATCAAACAGGAAATTTACATATTAGCTTAACTTAGGAGAACACATGAAAGTAAAAAATGAAGAAGTAAGATATTATCAGCCAAGATTTAAAAGGTGGATTGACTCTACTAAATGGGATTCAATTGCCGAGAGATTATCAGATGAAAATATATCTATAATAACACAAGTAATGAATGCTGAAAAAGATGGAGATTGCAGTTGGCTTATCTGGAAATGTTGCGATCATGTACTCGATAATATAAGGACAATAGCAAAGAAAATAGATAGGCTAACTTAGGATTTAGCAAAGGAGTTAAGTGAGAAATGTGGTCACACGATGAACAGAAAGAAATAAATGACAGCTACGCTGTTATGGCAAGAATAACGTGTAAATATTGCGGAGCAGTAGTACACAAATATGTGGAAAGCCATTATACAGGCGGTTCCAAGTGTGTGATATTGGCAAAGTACTGTAGATTTTGCGGTAATGCTCTTAGGATTTAGTGGAGGAATACTATGGATAATGAGATTATTTCCTTTAATCTGGTAAGAATCGAAAGAGGGAGAGAAAAGCTGTGCAAATGCGATCCACCTCATTACGAGATTGATACAGTAAACAGGATCGTAAGCTGTCAAGATTGTGGTGCTACGGTAGATGCCTTTGATGCTCTGGTTACACTGGCGAAGCGGTATGAGCAGTTGGAGGATGCACAGCGAAAAATGCTATCTAAAGCAAAGCTATACGGAGCAATGGCAGATGCCGAATTCAATCGGATGCGGAGGAATAAAACATTCCGGGACATGGACGAGAATCGCAGAAAAGGTTTATATCCTATATGTCCTAAATGTGCGGAAATGATTGATCCGGCAGATATCCGGCACTGGACACGCATCTGAGTTGAAAGAGAGTATAAAATGTCACGACTTATTACATATCAATCCGGTGGATTTACAAATTACGGGATCAGCTACCGGAAATACAGCCCGGAAGAATTGAAGGAAAGAGCAATGCAGGAAGAAGTTAATACAAGGGTAAAGACCAAGGAGACCGAAGTTGATTACATCACCGAGATACATAAGGATATGGTAGAGAATGGTAAGCATTGGTATACCAACTCTTATGATTTTACGAACGGTGATAGGGTTAAAATCACTGTGGAAATACTTAAGTAAACTGAAATATCGCAAAAATTGTGTAACAGAAAGGAGATAGGAATGGCGAGACCGAAGAAAGAAGGTAAGAAGAACATCCGGAAGGATATCAGCATGGATCCGGAGCAGTATGAGAGATTAATGGCTTACTGTCGGCAGCAGGACAGACCTATCTCCTGGGTGATCCGGCAGGCGCTGGACAGCTATTTACCTGTGTAACGGTACGTATTATTACACAATAAAACTGAAATTTAACCTAAAAAAATATATATGTAAGAAAAAGTTGAAAAAATAAAAATATTTTTCAAAAAAATGCTTTTCTTTACGGTTTTTTTTGACATATCCATATGTAAGACAAATACGTCTTGCAAAAATATGAAAACCTATGGGAGGAAATGCAAATGAGAAGACACAACAATTATGATGATTACGATCTGGATCCGAATTACGACGAGAGTAATGTAGACCTGGACAGCTACGAGCGCGAAGCGGATTACTATGAATCTGAATGTGCTGAGGGAGTAACAGTGAAAAATTACGCTGATACTAATGATCCTGTTTGCGAGAGGCTACATAACTGGAATGACTGTTTCTGGTTTCGGAAGTATTTCGGAATGTAGTACAGTATGTACTACGGTAGATCTGGGAGTGTCGTACATATCTGTGCGGCATTCCCGGGATTTTCTAGGAAGATGAAAGGAGTGATAGAAAAGAAAATTTTGTAAAAGTGTAATAAGTACATAATACACCGTTTGAAATTCCAGCTGCAGAAGGACTGCAAACAATCACATAATAATAGCGGTACAACCACCGACCAAAGTAGACTGTACCGCTCAACTGCTTAAGATCATCATATCACACGGATGTTTCTTAGGCAACGAGAAAATGAGGTGCGCATATGACTAAAAATGATTTAATCAACGACGTAGCTTATGAATTACGTGACAGCATGACCAGGGAACAGATCGACCGGATGAAGATTACGCTTTATGTAAAGTTGCAGGATTTTGAGCTGGCAGAGATCAAACAGCTGCCTATGACTATGGAGCATGACAATGAGTGGTTAATGCAAAGATATTGTGTAGACAGCGTGGCAGCAGGACTCCATGCCGGAACTATCAGGAGTTATATTGGAATCATAAAGAAATTCTTTGACTTTGTGAATAAAAATTATAAATATGTGACAGCGCAGGATATCACAGATTATCTTGCTATAAGGTCCTATCGTGATCACATCAGCCACAATTATAAATCCACAATATACCGGTATCTCTGCACGTTCTTCAGCTGGGCATTTAAGAAGCGACATATCCAAAATAATATTGTTGATGGAGTAGACAAGGTCAAGCAGATCAAGAAAAAGAAGGTACGATTGACAGATGAGGAAGTTGAAACTATCCGCTATGCGCTGCAAACGCCAAAGGAAAAGGCATTGTTTGAATTGATGATTTGTACCGGCATGCGTGTAGGTGAAATCTCTTACCTCAATGTGTCAGATATTGATCTGACAAATAAGCAGGTATCAATTTACGCAGAAAAAACGGATACCTACCGCACCGGAATGCTTACGCCAGTAGCGGTGATGGCATTAAGAAATTATATCGGGGACAGGCCTGGGACAGATCCGCTGTTTTTGGCAGATCGGGCACCGCATAACAGAATGAAAGAGTATGGCATCGAAAAGCTGGCTAAAGAAATGGCTGTCCGGGGAGGAGTAACCAGGATAACAGCAACCGTGCATGTGTACCGCAAGACATTTGCAAGCGTATTATACCGCAAGACGGGTGATGTATTGCTGGTGAGTAAATTGCTGGGTCATGCAAAGCCTGACATGACGGTCCAGTATTACCTGATAGATGACATCGAAGAGATGCAGCACAAGTATAACAGAGTAGCATAGTAACAGCACCGGAAGTTGCACCGGTGCAACAGAAAGGAGAAAGCATCGATGCAAAGAATTAACAGAGCAAGCTGGAGGATTATCGAAACTATATTATTAAGGTATCCCCAACGAAAGAAAGAATATGAGGAGTACATATCGGACATTATGGCATCACCGGCGGGAGGCAGCAGTCGTCCGTCGGATCCTGCCAAGGAAAGAGACAAGGCACAGTCTGTCACAGAGGCAAAAGCCCTGAAGATGACATCCGTATACCATGAACGGATCAAGAAAGAGATTGAGGCAGTGGAATTTGTATATAATTCTCTTCGACCAGAAGAACAGAAGGTAATCCGGATCAGGTACTGGAGTAAAGGTCTCAGAGCACCGATTCCCTACCTAAAAATCGGTGGTGCCTCGTACAGTGAGAGACAAATGAAGAGGATAGTTTTTAAGACTATAGAACAGATTGGAAGGTATATTGGGGAGTTAAAGTAAAAGATGGCATGATTTCGCATGTCAAATGTGATAATATAGTATCGTGATAAATTAGTGACAGGGCAATGCAGATAGCTGCGTTGCCTTTTTTCGTGGAGTTGCACTGGTGCAACTTTAGAGAGATGGTGAGCAGATGGCAAAGGGCAAATATAAATATTGGCTGACACCGGAAGGCTTACTAAAGCTGGAAGGATGGACAAGGGATGGACTAACAGAAGAGCAGATCGCTGGTAATATGGGAATCTCCAGGTCTACATTAAATGAATGGAAAAAATTGTATCCGGACATTTCGGACACCCTAAAAAGGGGAAAGGAAGTTGTGGACCTGCAAGTAGAAAATGCGCTCTTGAAAAGGGCACTGGGATATCGGTATACAGAAGACAAATATGTAAGCGTTCCGATGGAGCAGGAAGAATATAGTCAAAAGCTATTTGAATATATGAATCGCTACAAACTGGAGCATCCGGAGGCAACAGATGATGAGCTGATGCTTGTAAGAGAGAAGTTTCCCAAAACAAAAGAAATGCTTGTGGAACGAAAAGTAAAAGAAGTAGAGCCGGATACCACAGCCCAGATATTCTGGTTGAAGAACCGAAAACCAGATAAATGGAGAGATAAACAGGATGTCCAGATCTCCGGAGAACTCAAGTCCGAACAGAGTAAACTGGATGACCTGATCAGACAGATGCGTGGTGATGGGTAATGAGCGCAAGTAAGCTCCTGTTGTCAGAGAAATACAAAGCATTCCTGAAATGTGATGCTCCGGTGGAATTTCTGGAAGGAACCACGGCGGCAGGTAAAACAACGGTAGGAATCTTCAAGTTTATGCTTAAAGTAGCGGAAAGTCCCAAGAAGCTTCACATCATTGCTGCGGATGACACCGGAACTGCTGAGAAGAACATCATCAACAAAGACCTTGGTATACTGGATGATTTTGGCATTCTGGTGGAATATAACGGCAGTGGAACCAAAGACGATAAGATTCCACATCTGATTCTGCATACTGGCAGGGGAGATAAAGTCATTTATGTGCTGGGCTACGGTAACAAGAGAAAGTGGAAGAAGGCCCTGGGTGGACAATATGGCTGTCTGTACATAGATGAAGTAAATACCGCAGACATAGATTTTGTTAGAGAAGCATCCATGAGATGTGATTATCTGATGGCAACACTAAACCCAGACGATCCGGGACTGCCGGTGTACAAAGAATATATCAACTGTGCACGTCCTCTTCCGGAATGGAAGGATGAGACACCACAGGAAATCATAGAGGAACTGAAAGAAGAGCCAAAGGACGGATGGATCCATTGGTTCTTTTCTTTTAAAGACAATGCAGGCCTTCCACCGGATAAACTGCAGATGATCCTGCAAAACACACCGAAGGGAACAAAGATCTGGAAAAATAAGATCCAGGGTCTCCGCGGAAAAGCGACAGGGTTGGTATTCTCCAACTTTGTCAGAAAGAAACATGTTGTTACTGCTGCATGGGTGAAGAAACAGATTGCAGATGGGAAGATCCGTTTCAGGAAGTTTACGGCCGGACTGGATACATCATATTCCTCAAAATCTCCGGATACCATTGCAATGATCTTCCAGGGCATTACGGATGACCGCAAGCTGATCACACTGGCTGAAATGGTGTATAGCAATGCTGATCTCAGTGTGCCGTTGGCACCATCTGACACAACGGTAAAGTTTATAGCTTTTCTGGATAGATGCAGATCGGAATGGGGATTTGCAAAAGAATCCTTTGTTGACTGCGCGGATGCGGCGACAATAACAGAACTTCGGAAGTATAAGCGCCTGCATGGGTGCCTTTACAATTTCATTGAGTCCTACAAAAAGGTAACAATACTGGATCGTATCAATTTACAGCTGGGATGGATCCAGCAGGACTGCTATCTGGTAGTTGAGGATTGCACAAACCATATCTCAGAATTGGAACGCTATTCATGGGACGAGGAAGAGGATGTCCCGGTACCGGAGGATAAGAACGACCATACGATCAATGCAAACCAGTACGGATGGATTCCATACCGGAATATGATTGGATTCGAGGAGGATAAACAGAGGTGAACCTGATGGAAAAGATAAATGAGAATATCAAAAGAGGTATACGGAGCTGGCTGAATGTTTCTCCGGCGAATCCTTATGTGTTCAATATCAATGAGATGATGGACTTCGAGGGGAATGCGATCCGAAACCGCATCTGGTATCGTGGTGACAGCAACGAACTGGAGCAGTTCTATGAGCAGAATGCGGAATATGCAGATAAATATAAATTCTGGTCCAGCAAGAGTACACCGGGGATGGAAATGCGCAAGATCCACACAGGTGTTCCGGAGCTTACGGTGAGAACTCTGGCAGCAGTAGTCCTTCCAGATATGGGGGAATTTGAATTTTCCTCAGAGAACGAAATGCAGAAACAGATATGGAAAGACATTGCAAAGCCTGAGAATAATAACTTTGCCGATAAGGTAGAGGATGCAATCAAAGAAGCACTGTATATCGGAGACGGGGCTTTTAAAGTGTCCATTGATACAGAAGTCAGTGAGTATCCGATTTTAGAATGGTATGCCGGGGATCGTGTCGAAATCATACGGAAAAAGGACAAGGTCCGGGAAGTGATATTTAAGACACCATACAGCGGAGGAGGAAAGACATATGTGCTCAATGAGGTATATGGATATGGGTATGTAAAGAACGAACTGTATCTGGATAACAGACAGGTTCCGCTGACTACACTACAGATAACCAATTCACTGGAAGATGTGACCTTCGATAAAAGCGTTATGCTGGCGGTGCCTATGATGTTCTATAAGTCGGCAAAATATGAAGGACGTGGCGGAAGTATCTTTGACGGAAAGGTGGACAACTATGATGCGCTGGATGAAGTATGGAGCCAGTGGATGGATGCGCTGAGAGCAGGAAGAGCCAAAACATATATTCCGGACTGTCTGGTTCCGAGGGATCCGGAAACAGGAGCTGCGATAACACCGAATCCGTTCGATAACAGATATTTTGCAGCAGAAGGAGACCAGCGCGAAGGGCAGAAAAACGTAATCAGTACAGACCAGCCGAGCATTCCTCATGACAGCTATCAGGCTTCCTACTGTACGGCACTGGACCTTTGCCTGCAGGGGATCATCAGTCCTTCTACACTGGGGATTGATGTAAAAAAACTGGATAATGCAGAAGCGCAGCGTGAAAAGGAAAAAACAACGCTGTACACAAGAAACATTATCGTGGAAACTCTTCAGACAGTATTGCCACAGGTAGTATCCATGTGTATCAACGCATATCACCTGATGAAGAATGAGGCAGTGGAAAGTGTAGAGGTAAATCTCCCATTTGGAGAATATGCCAATCCTTCATTTGAATCTCAGGTGGAAACAGTTGGTAAGGCAAAGCAGAGCGGAATCATGAGCATTGAGCGCTGTGTGGAGGAACTATACGGTGACAGTCTGGACGATGATTGCAAACGAGAAGAAATCGCAAGGCTCAAGGCAGAGCAGGGGATTCAGAGCATTCCGGAGCCGGAGATCAGAACGGATGCAGGAGAATTCAGGATAAACGGATTTACTGGAGGTAGTGATGGAAGTAAAAGTAGCGAAAAAAACATACCGGATGAACCGGGAGGAGTACCAGGGGCTTCTGAAGGTGGCCAGTGAGCAGGTACCGAAAGGAATCTATGCAGTGGAAAAAGGTAATTATGCGGAACTCCGATGTGATCATTGTACCAGCGTCACGCAGATCAAGACATTGACCAGACAGTTTAAAAGCCAGGGATTCAAGGTATATGCAAACGGCAGGTGATTAGATGCCTAAGATAAATTCAGAATATGATATCGGAGCAGCATTCGAAGCTATTGAGAATGAACTCATTGCTTCCATGATCCGGAATATGCGAAGACATAAGATTGAGGAAATCGATGAAGATAAGCAGTGGTCCATGTGGCAGACAGAGCAGCTCCGGTCGTTGGAAAAGTACAGAAAAGAGAATCAGGAACGATTTGGTACAAAATTTAAAGACATTAATAACCGGATCGAAGCGCTGATCAGTACTGCCAGGGATGAAGGAGATATGGAGCAGGAGATAGCCATACTGGAGGCTATAAAGAAAGGTTTCCTAGCAAGAAGAGTAAGTCCGGGAGCATCGGCGGCATTCTTCCGGTTGAACCAGAGGAAGCTGGAGGCGCTGATCCGGGCGACCACATCAGACATGGAAAAGGCTGAGACAGCCGTCCTGCGCATGGCAAATGACCAATATCGTAAGATTATTTTTAATGCTCAGGTATATGCCAACAGTGGAGCAGGGACTTATGAGAAGGCGGTAGACATGGCCACAAAGGATTTCATTGCCGCTGGTCTTAACTGTGTGGAATATACCAATGGATCCAGACACACATTGGCAGACTATGCGGACATGGCAATACGGACAGCCAGTAAGCGTGCATACCTGCAGGGGGAAGGGCAGAAAAGGCAGGAATGGGGGATATCCACGGTGATCATGAATAAGCGTGGAAATCCCTGCCCCAAGTGTTTACCGTTTGTTGGTAAGATACTGATCGATGATGTATGGAGCGGTGGAAGCGCCAAGGATGGACCATATCCCCTGATGAGCGCGGCAATAGCAGCAGGACTATACCACCCTAGATGCAGAGACAGCCACACTACCTATTTTCCAGAACTGGAGGATTTGGATAATGAATACAGTAAAAAAGACATAGAAGATATCGAAGAACAGAACAGGAAAGAAGCAAGACAGCAATATGCAGAGAGACAGGAGAAAAAATTCCATAGATTAGCATCATTTTCACTGGATCCGGAGAATAAAAGCAAGTACCGTGCGAAGGAAAAAGAATGGAGTCAGGAAATGGAAGACCGGTATAAAGTTCCTGATGAGGTGAAAGTGCCGAGATCGGATACTCCGCAGATCATGATCGATTTAGTGGATCAGTACACAAGAGATGAGTGCATCAAGATAGATGAACTGTCAGAATATGCATTTTCGTATGATCTTGATAATGATTTGATAATTATCAATCCGAGACATCCGCAGTATGAAGAGGAGAACTACAAGCATGTGCTGGCGCATGAAATAGCCCATAGAATTGATCATAATGAGTATGGCAGTCCCATGTATGCTGAATTCGCAGAGGCAATAAAAAATACAGAAAACAAAATATTGCAAAAAAAGGAGAAGTATCAACGGAGACTTGCTGTAAATGGTGATTTAGAGTACAATTACTTCATCAGTGATATAATGTCATGCATAACAGACAATGTGATTACAGGAGTATACAGACATGAATCACAATACATAGGTAAACCCGGATATGCGGAGTCGGAGATATTTGCGGATATATATGCTGCATTGTATCAGTCGGATGATATAACTGTAGAATTCATAAAAAGTGAATTGCCAGAGCTATATGAAGCATTTATGAAAGTGCTAAAGAGGTAATTATGTTCAAAAAAGAATTTGTTGAAAAAATGAAAAACGATGAGGAACTGCAGGAGTTGCGCAGGAAAGTATTATCCTTCTCCGAAAAAATGGGAGATGCCGCATACATCATCGGAAAAGATAAAAGCTATGAGGATTATAAAGAACGTTTGCGAAGAATGGTAAAAGAACATGAAGCCACCGGTCAGTAGATTGGTGGTATTTTTATCTCGAAAAAAGAAAATTGCACCGGTGCAACAAATAATCTGGAATCAACACGCTTCATGGCGTGTTTTTTTATGCCCAAACACGAGCAAGGCAATAAACTGCAGCGTGACCGGAGACACCGAAGACAATGGATCGCAGTAAGGGTGACACCCTCAAAATGGAAAGGAGCACGTTATGTTTTACAAGACAGTAAGAAGATTCTTAGACCCCGATGGAAGCCAGGGCGGAGCACCGGCAGGAGAACAGACTGATCAGCAGTCACAGCAGAATGCAACACCGCAGATTGACTATGGGAAAATCCAGCAGATGTTGGATGGAACGCTTGCGGCAAAAGAGGATACGGCATTGAAAGCCTATTTCAAGCAGCAGGGACTTTCCCAACAGGAGGTGGAACAGGCTATAGCAACCTTCAAGGAACAGAAGGCGGCAAATCAGCCGAATGTGGAAGCATTGCAACATCAGGCTGCAACCGCAGCAGCTGAGGCAAGACAGGCACAGATCCAGCAGGCAGCGACGATGGCAGCAGTCGGACTGGGAATCAGCGTAACATCCATTCCCTATGTACTGAAGATGGCAGATTTCAGCCAGACAGTAGGACAGGATGGAAAGATCAGCAATGAGAAACTTACGGAAGCCCTGAATAAGGTGTTGGAAGATATTCCTGCATTAAAGCCGCAGGAGACAGATACTACAGGTTTCCTTCATGTAGGGACAGGCGGAGATCCTTCGCAGCATACACAGCAGGCAACCGTACAACAGCAACAGACACCGACCAAAAGATGGAATCGGTGGAACTAAGGAAAGGAAGGTATAAGATATGCCTAATTTAAACTATGCACAGCAGTGGAGTCCTGAACTCCTGCAGATTCTGATGCAGGGAGCGTTAACCTCTCCCTTCATTACATCTAATGTAAGATGGCTGGATGCGAAGACATTCCACTTTACACAGATGAGCACCACTGGTTATAAGAATCACAAGAGAACCGGTGGTTGGAACATGGGATCCTTCGATCAGACAGATGTTCCGTTTACAGTAACCCATGACAGAGACGTTCAGTTCCTGGTAGACAAGGCAGATGTGGATGAGACCAACGCAACTGCATCCATGCAGAATATCTCCAGAACCTTCGAACAGACTCAGGTAGTGCCTGAGACAGATGCCCTGTTCTTCTCCCGTGTGGCACAGGTGGCACAGAAGACAGAGGGATATCACAGCCAGACCGCTATTTCTGCTTATACTAAGGCAAAGGTATTCGGAATGCTGAAGGACATCCTTGCGAAAGGAAAGTTGAGACGGTATAAGGCAAATGGCAGCCTGCTTATGTATGTGGCCAGTACTATTATGGATGCACTGGAGCAGTCCACTGAGTTTACCCGTAAAATTGAACTTACACAGATTGCTGAGGGTGGTATCGGCATCGAGACAAGAGTAACGGAAATCGATGGTGTACCCATCATGGAAGTTATCGACGATGAGCGTTTCTATGATGCTTTCGACTGGGAGCCTGCTGAGGGTGGATTTGCTCCGTTGAAAAAGGTGGCCGAGGACACCAGTAACCACGTTGCTGCTGTAACCGGAGCTCATAAGATCAATGTACTGGTGGCATGCGGACAGACCTGTAAGACGGTTCCCAAGATCGCTTCTATCTATTATTTCAATCCCGGAACACATACCGAAGGAGACGGATACCTGTACCAGAACAGATCTCTGTCTGACACTTTTGTATTCCCGAATGGTCGTGACGGTAAAGTGGATAGCGTCTATGTAGATGTGGATACCACGGAGTACACCGGGGAGTAAGGAGGGCATATGTCCTATAAACCTTATGTAAGAAAAGAAGAGTACACAGAGATCTATAATGGCAGCGTGATTCCTGACGAAGAGCTTGAAAAGGCACTCCGTCAGGCATGCCGACATATTGACAGCTTGACATTTAACCGGATTGTGGCTGCAGGATTCGATCATCTGACAGCTTTTCAACAGGAGACGATAAAAGAAGTTGTCTGCCTGCAGGCAGATTTCGAATATGAGAATGCAGATGAAATCAATACGATTTTATCCAGCTATAGCATAAATGGAGTATCCGCACAGTTCGGAAGTTCCTGGAATGTTTTCATGGAAAAAGGTATTGCCATGAAGCGGGATGTCTATTCGTTGCTGATGCAGACGGGTCTGTGTTGCAGAATTGCGAGGTGATTCCATGAAATATCCGTGTCTGGTGCCCAAAAGATTATGCAAGACAGATATCTCCGTTGCGATAGATCAGGAAGGACTGAACAAATACGGGGAGCCATTGAAGCCGGTGGAATATTCTGGAAAATGTAACTATCAGGATAAAGCCAAGACTGTGCTGACATCGGAGAAGAAACTCATAGAGATTACAGGGACAGCATTGTTTCCCGGAGATATATGCCCGGAGCTTACGGTCATATCAGGAGGCAGTGCGGTGATATTCGGTGCAAAACGCAGGATTCTTGAGGGCCGTAAGGCGAGAAACCCGGATGGAACAGTCAACTATACGGAGGTGCTGCTGATATGATCAGTGTAAATTCTACAGTAAAACTGAATTTTCCGAAGATTCAACAGCTCACAAGAGCACAGGTGGTGGCTTTAGAGCAGACCGCTGAGGCGTTGCATACCAATGTAGTGCAGGCACAGGTGTTCCCAAGGGATACCGGCAATCTGCAAAACGAGAGCACTTTTGTTGATTATTCGGAGAGCAGCCAGGGAAAAGTCAGTATCATATCCAGCACACCCTATGCAAGACGGCTTTATTTCCACCCGGAATATCATTTCCAGAAGACGGAGAACCCGAATGCAAGAGGCGAATGGTATGAGGACTGGATCTCTGGGAAAAAATCAGAGTACTGCCAGAAAGCATACAAACAAATATACAGGAGGATTGCCGGATTATGATGTTATCGGATGTGCGGGATTATGTGGAATCCCTTGAACTGGCAGACCATGTATATATGGGAAGCCTGCCGGACAAGCAGGAGAAGTCCATCGGTGTTTATAACAGCAAACATCAGCAGGAGTATAAGACAGCATTAGGAGGACCACAGCTTGCATCTTACGGGACAAAATATGTCACCCTGTTGATTCACTGGAATAATTCGCCGAGAGAATCAGAAAAGGCAGCCATGACAGCATTTGATGCGGTGAAGGCTGCAAGAAATGTAACGGTCAACGATCAGTTGATAAAATTTATACAGCCTCTTTATGAACCACAGGATGTCGGAAAAGATGATGCCGGTATCTGCGAATGGGTTATAGAGATGGCTGTTATTTATGAGAAAGGAAAAGGTGAAAAAGAATGAGCACACCTATTACAGGAGTATATCCATGCTATGAAAACCAGTTCCAGATCAATGCGGCAGCAAGCGGTGTAGAAAAGAAAATGGTTGATATTGCGGACTGCGAGACATTCAGTGTATCTTTCGATAATGGAGTAGAGGAATGGCATCCGTTTACAGAAAAAGGATGGGTGAGACGCCTGCTTACCAGTAAGGGAGTTACCATATCCGTAACTGCGAAACGTAACGTAGGAGATGCCGGTAATGATGCTGTAGCAGCACTTGCGTGGGTAAACGGCCGCTCTGCAGAGAAAGATGTCCAGTGGACATTCCCCGACGGAACCGTGGTGCTGTTTGCCGGAGCAGTCGTGAACGTAAAGAACATTGGAGCAGGAGACTCTACAGCTGTGGCACCGTTGGAATTCGATATTATGAGCAATGGAAAACCTGAGATTACTCCCGCAGCATAAAAACAGGAGGCTATTATGGCAAAGAAAATCGTAGATATTACAGAAAAGCTGAGTTTTGACGAGAACCCGGTATTGAAGATTAAGGATGTTACCGTAGAAGTAAATTCCGATGCAGCCACTGTGCTGAAGATCATGGGTATTTTTTCGAAGGGTACATCAGCTAAAGAAGTGTTGGCGGTATATGAACTGATTTTTAATGAGAAGGATCGGAAAAAGATCGATAAACTGAATCTCCAGTTCAAGGATTTCCAGACAATCATCATGGCAGCAGTAGACATGATCACGGGAGACGAAGAGCCGGGAGAGCAGTGACCCGTACTATGATCTGATCGGAGATTACAGTCTGATCGTATCATCCTTCCAGGCGCAGTACGGGATTCGGCTGTCAAAAGAAATTGATACCATGAAGTGGGATGAGTTTAGGGATCTTCTTATTGGAATCGGACCGGAGACACCGCTGGGACGGATCGTAGCAATCAGGGCCGAGGAGGATAAGGATATTTTAGACCATTTTACTCCGGAACAACACAGAATCAGGAATGAATGGCGTGCAAACAGAGCAAAAAAGGTAGCACCTGATAATATGGCAGCAGTACTTGATCAACTGAAGAATGCGTTCATTTCTCTGGCAGGGGGCGATATACATTGAAAAAGTAGATAAGAAAAAAGTAGTGTGTCCTTACTGTGGGCATCCGGTGAATGCAATGCAGACGGAAGATGCACATTGCAGGGGAATTTATTTCCGATGTAAAAATAAGGACTGTAAAAAGATTTTTGAGTTGAAGTTATAAGACGCTGTGCCGATGTGCCTGTCTTAGAAGGCAGGCTGGTTATGAGTGAAGCTACAAGCGTTGGACAGATCGGACTCGATCTTGTTGTAAATAAAAAAGATTTTAATAAGCAGATGAGCGGCATCCAGAACCTTGCCACGAAAGTTAGCAAGAAACTGGCTGCCGCTTTTGCTGTAAAGAAACTCGTAGATTTCAGCGCAAAGTGTATCGAACTGGGATCAGATCTGAGCGAGGTGCAGAACGTTGTAGATGTGACTTTTCCTGCAATGTCAAAGCAGGTAGATAAGTTTGCACAGAATGCCTCAACAGCGTTTGGCTTATCCGAAACAATGGCAAAGAAGTATACAGGTACCTTCGGAGCTATGGCAAAGGCATTCGGATTTGGTGAACAGCAGGCATACGATATGTCTACCACGCTGACTGGACTGGCAGGAGATGTAGCATCCTTTTATAACATTACACAGGATGAAGCATACACCAAGCTGAAATCAGTATTCACAGGTGAAACAGAGAGCCTTAAGGATTTAGGCGTCGTCATGACGCAGACGGCCCTGGACGCTTATGCAATGGCAAATGGCTATGGTAAGACCACAGCAGCAATGTCAGAGGCGGAGAAGGTCGCACTACGGTACTCTTTCGTGCAAAGTAAACTTGCGACGGCATCCGGGGACTTTATGCGGACTTCTGACGGCTGGGCTAACCAGGTAAGGATCCTGAAATTACAGACGGAGTCTTTTATGGCGGCAATCGGTCAGGGACTGATCAATGTATTGACACCGGCTATCAAGGTGATCAATACATTGATGGGGAAACTGGTGCAGCTTGCGAATGTATTTAAGGCTTTTACAGAGAAATTTACAGGGAAAAAGGCAGATAATGTTGCTTCGGGAATGCAAGCAGCAGAGGCTGCTTCGGCAGGTGTCAGTGAAAATATCAATGCCGCCGGGAAGGCAGCAAAGAAATTGGGAGGATTACTGTCCTCAGATGAATTGGATTTACTGTCCCAGAAAACTGATACATCTGCGGCAGCAGGAGAAACATCTGGAATAGACATTGCAGGACTGCAGACCGCAACTAAGACAGCGGAAGAAAGTGCTGATAAAATCACGCAGAAATTTTCCGATGCATTCAAAAAGATTCCGGGTGTCAGGACATTTATTGATCAGCTCAATAATGGACTAAAGAAGATTGATTTTGCCGGTCTGAAAAAGAATTTTACCAGAGTAACGACACAATTACAGCCTCTGGCAAAGACAGCAGTTAAAAATCTTGAAACCATCATAGATCCATTGGGTGGATACATGGGGAACAGGATAGGAAATAAGATCGCTGTTACAGTTAAGTTGGTAGATATTGGACTGGATGGAATTGCTGGTTATCTGGAAAAGAACAGCAGTAAAATACAATCCTGGAGCGAGGATGTCAGCCAATCTATAGCAAACGGGTTCATCAATCTCACAGAGATTAATGAGCAGACCTACAATAACCTGCTGGGGGCACTGGATAAGGCAAGACCGGAAATCACAAAGGGACTAGAAGATATTCTGACAGGTTATAATGATTTCGGTATGTCCCTAGGGACGATCCTTGCAAGCGGATTTGATATAGCTACAGAGCACACG